CCGTTCATGCCATCTTCGCTCCGAAGGCCGCCGCGATTTGGTCCGGTGACATAGTGCCAAGGTCTGCCGCCGGTTCCGCGCCTTCCTCCGCTTTCAGTCGGAAGAACGCGTCCCATTCCATCATGTCCGCCATCGTCATTTCCCTTGCGAGTTCGCGGGGCGTCTTGTGAAGAACCAACGCCAACTCCAACAGGAAACGCCGTTCAGGGCGGATCACTTTTTGGACTTTCCCACCGCCGCCAATCCATTGATTTCAGTGGCGATGGGAAGGAGTCGCTCAATGTCGCGGAAGACGGACGCGCCCATGGCCATCAAGTTGTCATAGCCAATGGGCTTCCCGTTGACGAACATGGCGGAACCCAAAAGACGAAACGCGAATTCGTGCATCTGTCCGGTTTCCGTCAAGGGAAACAAGGGAAGCAACTGCTCCATAGTCACTTCCCTGATTTCCACGTCCGCCCCAAACTTTGGGGCGTCCACTTTCTTCCTCCCGAATTCCATGGCTTAGGCTCCGATGATGTAAAGGGGTTCCGCGTTGATCACCGCTTCACCGTCAAAGGCCGCCGCCGCGTTGGCTTCAAAGGTTTCCGTGAAGCCGGTGGCGGTGATTTGCATGATGATGGTGCCAATGCCGTTGGGCAATGTTAGGCGCAACCAACGACGTTGGCCATCTGTGACGGCACGCCGAAATTCGTTGTATGCGTCGGACGCGTAGTCCACAAAACCCTTCAACTTCAGGTTGCCTGGGACGGCCTGGCCCGCGAGGCTTTCGGCGCCACAGAACGTGGTCACGTCAATGGCCTGGGCCGCCGGAACCTGGCGTTCCAAAGACTTCAGGCAAAACACGTCACCCATGATGACCGTCATTGTGCCGCCCGTCAGGGTTTCGCCCGTTGTGTCGGCGGCGCCGATGGTCACGGTGTAGGTGTCGCCAGCCGCCAGGGTGTCAACGCCGCTATAGCCCACATCGCTTTGAGGCGGCGGCGGGGCCGGGACAAGTTCCACAGAACTGACCAGGTAGGCTTTGCCATCAAGTGTGGCCGAACCCGTGGCGCTGAACGTCACCATGTCGCCAGCAGCAAGAACCGGCGGTTCGTCGCCCGCGATGGTCAACGTGGTGGGTTTGCCAGCCGTGATGGCCTGGATGGTGATGGGGGTTGCCGGGTTTTCTTTGCTCTCAAGAGAGCAATCAATACCGTTGCCGGTGAACTTCATTTTGTCGCCTCCGTGAGAGCGGGTTGATAGTCTGAAACGCGCCACTGTTGCATGACGCGCCACGCTTTCGAGAACTCGTCAAACTGAACACTTTCGTTTTCCAGTGACGGGACCGAAACGTCTTGTGCAAGAACGGCGCGGGCCTGGTCCGCCAACGCGGTGGCCGCCGCCGCCCCTGAATTGTAAATGTCCACCTGGACTGTTGCCTGGCACACTGTTGTGTCTGTTCCGCAAAGAGTCGAAAGCCAACTCGTTGCAATTCTATTCAACACGATGACCGGCAAATCAATGGGGGCGTCATCCTGTTTTTGTGGCGCAGTGCCGAAATAAACAGGGACACCCAATTCTGTTTCCAAGGTGGCGATGAACTTGGCCTCAATCATCCGTGACTGACTCCATGCCTTGCCACCAAAGTTTCCTTCGTCCGCCTGGCGTCAGACAACACGGCGGTGATGTCGTAAATTCTTCCGGTCACCACTTCCACGGCACGCATACCGGCGGCCACGTCGCCACGGAACCGGATGATGATTTGGGTGGTAGCGTCCGCCACCACCTGGCCCGCCGCCACGAGTTCACGCCCTGACTGGTCGCGGATGTCCGCCCACACCACGGCATGTTCAACCCAGGCCGACACAGGGGCGCCCAGGGCGTCCTTGCCACCCTGTAGGCGTTCAATGCGAACCTGGTAATGAAGGGCGCCGGTCCGCATGGTCAAACACCCAGGACCACGTTTCGGTAGGGCGCCAGCAACATTTCCGCCGCCATGGGTATGCGCCCGAAGGCACCAGGCGCCGCGAACTCGCGGTTTTCGTAAAGGTGGGCCGCCGTCACCAGGACGGCCTGAAGGATCACGGGGTCAATGTCATCAACCACCGTGGCGCCCGCCGTGAAGTTGACCGGCGCCGCGTCCAGGACGCCAACGGCAATCAACCCGTAGGGGTTATGGGCGGCGCCTGTGTGGATCACGTCCGCGTCCTGGCCGTCCACCGTGGCGGTGACGATCGGACCAGGGAAGACCTGAAGGGTGCCGGGTTCGGAACAGGAAATGGTCCATTCATGGACTTGGTTGGCAATAGCGATGCCCGCCGCCTCTTCAATGATGCCGATGGCCGCCGCCGTGTAGGTCTTGACCAACTGGTCCTCCGCGTCCGTCGCCAGGCGAAGGTGGGCCTTCACCAGGGGGGACAACATGTCCGCCGCCGCGCCGATGTCATAGGACAGGCGGCGGCGCCGAACGTTGGTCAGGTCACGGATGGCCGGAAACAAGGTGTTCATTCGCCCAACCCTTTCACGCGGAGCCAGGCCGAACCCGTGCCAGGCGGTGACGTGGTGTCATCCAGGGCCACAAACAGTTTGCCGTCATGGTGGACCAGGGAACCGGACTCGATCAGGCGCCCGTCACGCCAGGCCCGCAAATCTTCCAACAGACTGGGGCCGTGGGCGCCGTCCAGTCCCTTTTCACCACGCGGTCCCTGTTCGCCCTTGGTGCCCTTGGAACCACGTTGGACGAACAATTCCCAACCGGCGCCAGGGAAGGCGCCAGGGTCATCCTTTAGGGCCACGAACCTGGAACCGTTTTCCAGGACTAGATCACCCTTGGAATAGGTTTCGCCCGCCTGGTAAAGGCCACGGACGCGGAACCCTTCGCCCTGGGCGCCGCGCATGTCGGCCAGTTCGGTGACGGTTTCCGATGTGCGGATGATGAACACACTGTCACCACCCTTTGTGACTTCGGCCACGCCGTCCGCCAACAGGGTCCAGTCACCACCAACACGCGGTTCGTCCGCCGTCTTCCTGGTGGCCACCCAGGTGCCGCCACGATGGTGGACGGCCTCGCCCTGGTAGTAGGTCCGTTCCCGCCAGTCGGTCGGCACCGGCAACGCCAGGGCGGCGCCACGGATGTCCTGGACGGCCTGGTCAACGGCACGTTGGATTTCGCGTTGGACTTCGGCCCGCGCTTCCTGGCGAACAGACTCCAGACGTTCGGCATGGGCCGCCCTTTCTTCCAGGATGGTGACCTGGTGGGCGTCAACACGCTTTTGAAGTTCGGCCAACTGTTCGGCCACCCGCGCTTCAATCAAGCCGGTGGCCTCCGCGATGCCCGCCGCAATCAACTGGGGAAGTTCGTGGGTCATGCGGTGGCCCTCATCATGGCCCGAACCGCCGCCCGCACATCGTCCGTGGAATAGGATTTGGCGGGCGGTTCGTCCTTCGGTGCCGGTGCCGGTAGGGCGGGCGCCGGGGGTGGTTCGGGTGGGTTCTTCAGGTTTTCAAGTTCGGCCTCCACCATTTCGGCGGTCAGGTCGATGGGTTGCATTTGCGCTTGCATGTAGGCGCGGTCACCGCCGTCAATCGGCGGTAGGTCTTCAATGTTGCGGACTTCATTGGGCGTCAGGATGCCGGACTGAAGGGCCTTGGCGTAGGCGTCAAAGCGGTCCTTTGTTTCGGCCCGCATGAGTCCGCCTTCAACGTCAAATTCCACATATTCAGTGGCGCCCAGGCGGAAGAACTTTTCCAGGGCGTCTTCCAGGTGTTCCAGGTAGAAACCAAGGGTGGACACAACGAACGAACGCTGGAGTGTTTCGACGTTGTGGAATGACGCCTTTTCCAGGTCGCCAATCATCCACAGTGGCACGCGATAAACGCGGGCCACGTCATGGACGCCCATTTTGTATTGTTCCACCAGGGCCGCGTCCTGGGCGGAAATGGTCAGGGGTTGCCAGGACACGTCATTGTCCAAAACGGCGGTTCTGCCCATGAAGTTGGCGGACGTGCCTTGTTCCCATTGGGCCTTCAGTCGGGCCGCCGCGTCAGGGTTCAAGGGCTTTGGCGTCTTCAGGATGCCGCCAGGGCGGGACATGTTCGTGAAGAACGCCGCCGTGTTTTTCTGGATGGCGTCCGCGCCAGCAAGGGCCGCCGCACAGGCAACCAGGGGGGACACGCCAATCAACCAATGGCTTAGGCAATGAAGGCGGATGTGAAGGACATCACGCGCCGGGACCATGTTTTCCAACAGGTCGGGCGTCAGTTCGTTGGCCGCGTTTCCGCCCACCTGATAAAACACAGAACCGTCAGGCGCGACATAGGGCGCAATGGAACCATGGGGGCGCGGGTGCAACGCAACCACCGCGCCACGTCCATCACGTTCAGCAATGGCGTAGGCGTTCCCGCCCAGGAGCAAGTTGCCCATCATGTAAAGCCAAAAGTCTGAACGAGTCTGGTATTCATTCGGATTGCGAAGAACCGCCGCAACCGTTCCGTTCACAAGTTCACGGCCACCGTCTGGGTTCTGTTTCCAGTGGCGGATGTCGAACTTGGCAATTTCCTGGGAAATGACCGACACGCACGCATAGACGGCGGAATTCGTCATAGCTTCGCGGGCGGACGGCTTGTCAAAACCACGCTGCCACCAGTTGGTCATTGCGCTTTCACGGGGGAAGAAAAGATTTCCGCCGTTCGGAACGGCCTTCGTCCTAGTGAAGACCGACATGGCTTTGTTCAGGATGTTCATTCCGCCGCGCTCATCATTCGGTCTTTGTAATAGGATTTAGGTGGCCGCCCACGCTTGCCATAAGGCTTTTCAAGTTCGGCGGGTGGGGCCGCCGGGAGGACCGACCCACCCGCCGCTTCCAGCCAACCGCGACGGAGTAGGGACTCCGCCGCGCCTGGTGAAAGTTCGATGATATGACCAGGCGCCACCCGCGCCCGGCCATACATGAACCCCTGTTTTGCGACGTATCGCACAGGGCGGGCCTTAGCCCGCCGCCGCCGACCAAGCCACGCCAGAAAGAACCTGAACACCGGCGTTCTGACGGATGTTCCAGTCCAGGCGATAGCGAAGGCGAAGGGCCACAGAGTCCGTCTGCCAAAGCGAACGGACGGGTGTGGCGCTGCCGATGTCACTGGCCGGGGTGGAGTCTTCAACGTGAAGGACTGCCTCTTCCGACATGTCAATGACCGGCGCCAGGTCTTCGGCCACCACGACGGTGTCCGCGTCAACCAGGAACACCTTGTCCGCCGGAACCGAAGTGGAAGCGAGAATGGGGAACCCGTTAAGGGTGCCGCCAGCAACTTCCGAACGGAAGGCATACGAACCAAGGCCGTCACGAACCCACATAAGGGCGTTCACGTTGACCGGGTTCATAATCCACACCGGACGGTTCATAGGAACGTTGGCGTTCAGCATGTCGGCCATCAACGCGGCCAGGTCTGTCGTGATGTCCGCGAGTGTTGGGCCAGCCGAAGTTGTCGGCGCGGCGTCATACACCTGAAGGCCACCAGGACGCGAAGACGAGTTGACGGTGTTGTCCAGGAAGCAAGTGTCCAAATAGGTCGCCGTTGAACGGATCATGTCATCACGGATGATGGCCTCCACCGCCGGGGACGAATGGGACAGGAGTTCGTTGGTCACACCAACGATGACGGCCATCTTTTTGGGCGTCAGGTTGATGGAGTCGAACGCCAGTTTCTTCACCGGAATGGCGGCGCCTTCACCCACCCATGTGCCCGATGCGCCAGCCGTCTGACGCGGGATCACGATGGACGAATTGCCGTCAAAGTTCATGCGGCGGGCCGGGACGCGGGCGAACACCGACGCCGGACGCAACATGTCAATGAACTCTTCCGATGCCTGACGAATGGTGGTCAGGGGCTTTGCAAAGGCGTTGTCACCCGTGGTGCCAAGGGCCGACGCGGCCCGTTCAAGGGCGCCCTTCGGCATACGCAACACCGACGCGAGTTCTTCGTCGCCAAGGTGTGACTTGGCATATTCCGCCGCTGCAAAGTGATTGCCCTGGTTCATGTAAAGGGCATGGGCAAGACGCGCGAAGAATGTTCCCTTTTCACGGCGGACACCGCCCACCTGAATGGAAGCCTTCGGGCTTTCGACAACAACCGGCGCGGCCTTGGTGGCAACCAACTTTTCAGTGGCGCGAAGGTCATCAAGGCGCGAGTCAAGGTCCGTGATGGACTTTTTCAGGTCCGCAAACGTGCCCTTTTCGTCATCGTTAAGACCACGGGCTTCGCCTTCGGCCTTGCCAACCATGTCTTCCATGGCCTTCACTTTAGCGGTCCGCTGTTCTTCCAGGGCCGCGATCTGCTTTGCAATCATAGGTTCCTCCATAGGATTGCGTTGATGGAATGGCCAATGTTGGCCAATAATTCAGACGCGACCACGCGCCAGTAGCACATCAACCGCCGCCTTTTCCCACGCCAAGGGGTCCGCCTGGACCTGGTGGGCAAAGGTGCGGGTGATTTCGTCACTGGTGAAGTCAAACGCCTTCGCAACCGCCAACGCCGATGGGTTGGCAGGAACCGAAACAACGCTGATTTCCAACAGTTCGGATTTCGTGAATAGGTAGCCGCCGGACTTTTCCATGGGCTTGGCTTCCAGGGCGCGGAAGCCAACCGAAACGGCCTTGATGAAACCGGCGCGGACCATGCGGGCGATTTTTGCCGCGAAGGGTGACACCGACTCGTCCATGAACTCGATGTCCGCCACCAACTTGTCGCCCTTCAGGGAAACGTCAACGGCGCGGCCAATGGGTTCGTTGTGATTGTGGTTGAACAGGATGACGGGGTTGGACTTGAACGAACCAAGTTGCCATCCCTTCGGGTCAATCACGTCACCCATGCGGTCCACGGTGGCGTCGGACGCCACGAACGTGAACGTTTTGTCCGTTGACTGTTCAAGGACGGCGGAAGCGGAACGCGTTTCCATGATCAAACCGCCTCGCCAGGTTCAGTGGCCGGTGCCTCCGGTTCGGTGGGGGGTGCCGGTGGTTCAACCGGCGCCGTGCCGCCCGCAAGAATGGCCGCGCACTGTTCAAGGGTCGGGTTTAGGTAGCCGTGTTTTTGCATCTGCTCTTGCAAGTCGGCGGCGCTCTTGCCGCCACCTTCCTCCACAACAAGCTCAACAAACCTTTTGTCAATCGTGGAAAGGCCCAGGATTTGGATGATGCCCTGGAGAATGTTGGACTGAATGGACATGGCCGCCTCGCAAATAACGCGTTCCCCTATCGCCAGCAAATCACCGATTTTTTGTCAACTCTGGTTGCACTATATCACCAGCAATTCACCGCGCCCGGTCATTCCTTCGGTTTCAACTTCACACAGGATGCCAGCCGCCGCCATCAAAGACGCCACCGCCGCGTCAATGCGCCCGTAGGACTTGCCCTTGTTCAGTTTCCGATTTCCAGCCGGGTCTTGATCCACCACGGAATTGGCGACACACCACCTCAACACAGGATGATCACCGTGCCGGAGTCTGGCTTCCAGGGCGGCGCCTTCAAACGCCTCCAGGGCCGGTGACATGTCCTTGTAGCCCTGGCCGAACGGGACCAGTGGCAAGGCAACGCCCTGGCGGTCCATGGCCGATGACAGAACGTCCAGGCGCCACCGGTCAAACCGACACGCGGACACCCACATGCCCTGGGTCACTTCCGCGATGTCATTGGCCACCCAGTCATAGTCAATGGCCGAACCGGGTGTGGTGCGGAGAAACCCGTCACGGACCCAGGCGTCATACGGCGCCCGGTCACGGGCCGAACGTTCCAACAAGGTGTCCTGGGGCGTCCACACATGCGGCCACAGGTGGACCAGGCCGTCATCGTCCCTGGCGGCCAGGACCAGGGCCGTCAAGTCGGTCCTGGCCGACAAGTCCAGGCCGCCGAACACGGGGCGCCCGTCCGTGAAAATGTCCGTGTTGATGGGACCGGCGCATGAATTCCACACGCCAGGCGTCAGGAAGGGCGCCTCAGTGGACACACGCGTGTTCAGGATCAGGGAACGGAAGGAAGACTCAAAAGACGGAAGCCGCTTTGCCTGTTTGGCCTGTTCGCGCACATCGTCAATGGAACGGAACACGGCCAGGGCGGGGTTGGCCTGGCGCCAGGCGTTTTCATCTTCCAGGTCCGCGTCATCGTCCGCCGCGTAAAGGTGGCACACCACCCGTTCGTCCTGGTGTTTGGTCGCGTCATCCAACCACACGGACAACAGGTCCATAGACGTGGCCGCCTGGGTGGAAATGCAAATGAACAATGGGTCTTCATGGGCGCCCTGGGACGTTTCCAAGGCTTCAATGAACGAGTCCTGGGGGCCTTTGATTTGGCCCGTTTCGTCCGCCAGGATGATGCGGGGTGACAGGCCGTGGGCCGTCGAACCTTCCGCCGCTAGGGCCTTATATTCAACGCCCGTGGTCAAGCCAACCAGGCGGCGGCCCGATGGGACCACGCGGATGACCTGGGACAGGCGCGGTGACTGGGTGATGATTTTTGACGCCAGGTTGAAAACCAGTGACGCCTGGTCACGCGACAGGGCGCCTGACACGATTTGGGTGTTGCGCCGCGCCAGGGGGCCGACGATTGCCGCAATGAGTAGGGCCGCACATAGGGCCGTCTTGCCGTTCTTGCGGCCCAGGGACAGGTAGGCGCGGCGGGTGCCCGCCGGGTTGTCGAACACGGAACGGACGAACGCCTCCTGGAACGGCAACAGTTGGATTTTCTGGCCCACGAATTTGCCTTCCGGCACCGGCAAGCCTTCACAGAAACGCATGACGCGTTCCGCCTGGGTCAGGTCTTCCAGGGGAAGGTCACGCCAGGGGCGCATGTCGGGGATGGGGCCGGACTTGATGGCCCGGCGGATGATGGGGTCCAGTTCAGTCATCAATCACCAGAAATTCCACGCCCGCTTCCTGAAACATGGTTTTGGCCCAGGCGAACGTGTCGGGGTCCATGGATGTCTTGCCGTTCCTGGTCACCACCGTGGACACGCCCGCGTTGATCAGGGCACCGGCACAGGCCGAACAACACGGGTGGGTCACATAGACCGTGGACCCTGCCAGGACGGACCTGGCCGCGTTCGCCACTAGGTTCTGTTCGGCATGGGCGGTCACCCAGTATTTCGTGGGCCGTTCCAGGCGGGCGGGGTCATCCGCCACGCCACGGGGCAATCCGTTGTAGCCGGTGCCCAGGATTTTCCTGGACGAGTCCACGGCCACGGCGCCCACCTTTGTGGTGTCCTTTGACCAGGTGGCCACCATGGCCGCCAGGTCCAGGAAACGGTCACGCCAATTCGTCATAGGTCCAACGCCGCCTGGTTCAGGCCAGGAAGTGGTGGCGCCACGAACAGGTCGGGTTGCCGTATGGCTTCGGCCACGCGACGGCACGCCACGTCAAAATAGCCGGGATCAATTTCGACACCCACAAACCGCTTGCCCATCTTCACCGCCGCCACGCCTGTGGTGCCAGAACCCATGAACGGGTCCAGGATCACGTCAGAGTCCGCCGGAAGGTGGGACAGACACCACCGCATGACTTCCACCGGTTTCTGTGTCGGGTGGACCTTGCCGCCGTCCATGTTCATGGGTCGAAACACAATCCGGCGGGCCACCATGTCCAGGTTGGACCAGGCCATCTCAAAGTCCGCGAAGTCACGGCCCGCGTTGTTCTTGTCCCACACCAGGGGCGCCCTAGTCGGTGGCAGGTCAAAATAGTTTCCGCCCCAAATGATGGACGGCACACCCATGGCCACAATCCAGGACACGTCCGCCGGTGCATCGTCCCAGGTCTTGCCTCCCATGCCGCGTGAACGCGCCAGGCGGGCGGACCTGGTGATGCCGATGCCGTAGGGCGGATCAGTCACCACCGCGTCAACCTGGCCGACCAGGGGCGCGATGTCCCGACAGTCGCCCAGGTAAAGGGTCACGCCTTCCGCGATGTGTTCCACACGGGTGGTCATTGCATCGCCAGGAGTCGGTCAAAGTCATCCTGGCCGCTTTGGATGGCCGCGACCATGGCCACCGCTTCGCGTTCCGCGTTCCGCTTCGGAACCACCAGGCCGGGTTCGGTCCCTTCCGCCGCCGGGTGGATGCGGAGTTGGCGCTGCAACAGAACAACGCGCCGCATGAGTTTCTCCACCAGGTCAATCCGTGGGTTCACCACAGGCTTGCCCTTGACGTGGAACATGGACGGTTCTTCGGCCAGGGTCCGCCGTTCTCGCGCCAGGTCAACCAGGGTCAGGGTCAGTTCATACGCAATTCGGGGCTGGATGCCGTGCCATTCGTCCTTCGCCCTGGCGCCCATGATTTCGTCCCAAACCACCTGGCCCAGGTCACACAATGGGCCTGGCGGTTCAATTTTGGTCAGGGCGTTGGCGTAGGTCTGAACTTGGCCTTCAATGGAAGTCACGGGGGTCTTGCGGGTCATTTTACCAATTCCCATTGATTTTTGAC